CTCATCAACATTTCGTTTCTACCGATCTTGTCGTAGGGCATGGATGAACCACGAGCATTCGCAGATGACGCTGAGAATGACCGTGAGTTTGCTTGGTTTGTGTTATCGTCCATAAGGATTGGCGTATTATTTGCTACCTTGGCGTTTTCGTCACTTAAGACGGCTTCAGTAGACATATCAGAGTCTGACATTAGAGTGCCATCGTCCATCCTGTGGTATCCAGCGGGAGCGTCTGATTTAGGGATTTCCATGTATGGGTCTAGCCGTGCTTCCGTGGGCATAGGCATATCTTGTTTAGGGATTTCCATGTATGGGTCTAGCCGTGCTTCTGTAGGCATAGGCATATCTTGTTCAGGGATTGCTTCATCTGGGCCGTCGTAAAGAACAGGTCTCTTATAAACAGGTGGGACTACATTGCCATCATCAAAAAGAGTAGTGAAAGGTGTTTTTTTTGCTTCTCGCCTTATTGCGGTAAGAGACTTAGCACGTTGGTCTAGTGCATACTCTTTGCCGAAATTTATTGCATCCATGTCACTTTGTTCACCAACCTCCCGATTGGTTGGGTCAGTAAATATTTTCTTAAATAAATCAGAATCACGTTTTTTTGATAATCCTTCTAACGTAGTCTGGTTTTCGTCTCGAGCTGATACTAAAAAAGCATTTGCCAACTCAACAAGTTTAGCTGGATCGTTTTTGTATTTTTCGTATATTTCTGGATGAGTAATTTTTAAGCTGTCAATGCCTCCTAAGTTACCTGTATTTAACACTGGAGGCACTGTTGTATTAAGTGCACCAGCATTATTTTCTAGTACAGGGGCTAGTTCCGCTTCATTACCTTTGGTGGGCTGAAAGTTATTTAAAATCTGCTGGTTCAAAGCTTCTATCTCACGTTGCCTTGCCTCAAATTCGGCTTGCTGTTTTTTTAAAAAAATACGTGGACTTCTCAATAAATTAGATTTTGGCATCTTAGTACTCCTATCTACCGAGTGTGTGGGTTTGGTGTAAATCTGTTGTAGTTATACATAGGTTGCTGTTGACCAGAGCCAGAGTTCTGCCCAGCACCAAAGTTCTGTTTGGCAAAACCAAAGCCAGCCATAGCACCACCAATAGCACCCGCGCCTGTACTGTTGTTGTTAGCTGAAAATTTGTTTGAGGTGTCTGGGGCTTGTCCTAACATACCAGATTGGTAGTCTTTACGTTGATTTAGGTAGAAATCACGTTGCTCTTCATATCTGCGACGCTGATCATCCATCCCTTGCTGTCCGTAGCCTTGCAATGAGTTACCCGCATTCATTCCAAAGTTAGCACCTTCGCCCAGCGTATTCATGCCTGTTTTGTAAGCGTTCATTATACCAGAGTTGGCGTTGCCTGCACTGTTCAGTGCTGTGCCTTGGTCTTGGAACTGCTGTCGCTGGCTCTGTAGACTTCGGTCAATCAAGTTGTTTTGGATGTTAGACGTCATGTCTGCGCGCCTGTCGTTGTAACCACGGTTGGCTACAGCTTCCGCAACGCCCGCACGGCTAGAGTTCGTGTTGTTAGAACCTGATGCCGCCATATCTATACCAGTCAACGTGTTCTCTTGTAGGTTACGGCGATCATCACGCATAGCTGAGTCAACTAAGCTACCCGCGTTTGCTGATGCGTAGTCTATAGCTGTTCCCATGCGGTCATTCTGTGCCGCATTAGCCATTCCTTGGTACTGTCCGTACAATGAGTTGGCGTTGTTACCAAAACCACCAGTGTTATTCATCATGGCGTTACCTGAGTTCATCATGTTGGCGCCGTAGCCGCCCATAGTGTTCGCAGTGTTAAGCTGGTAAGCGTTGGGTCCTTGGTATGTATCGCCTGTGTAGGCTCCAGCCTTCAAAACGTCACCTAAAGCACTTTCACCGCCCTCTAAGTTACTATCGACGTAAGGTTTATACTGGTTAAAAGAAGCCATGTTAGCCGCATTAGCTGCGTTAGCCGCCTTGCTTGCTTTTTTTGCACCATAAATCCCAACGCCCGCGCCAATTAATGCGCCTCCTATAGCAAATGCCATATAATTATTTCCTACTCTTTATCTGTATCTAGTGTTTGTTTATTGAGGAATTTCTTCAGCCCTTTTAGGTCTGGCTCCTCTAGTCCCATAGCTTCATAGCTGGGGCTGAGGACTTCATCCTCAATTGCATCTAAATCGTCTTCTGTGGTGTGCTTGGTAAGGTGTACGCAGACTAATGTTGTATCTTCTTCTATGTAGAATGAGCGTTTCTCGCCTGCTGGAGACACAAATGTCAGTGGTCCTTTTAAACGTCTTTTACCACCATCTTCAGATACAACTAAAATCGTGCCCTGCATTAAGAACGTAAGGTGGGCTTTCTTGTGTAGAGCACCAGCCACTACCATGCCTTTAGGCATAAATATCTGACGTCCGTAAGCACAGCACCCATAGTCTTTATCCATCGGGGTAAAGAAGTGCTCAAGCGGCATTAAGTCCGCGCCATCTTCTACTTCACCAGTCTCTATACCGTTCAGAAGTAACTCCTGTAGCATCATTATAGATGTTCTGGTTTTAAGGTTCTCTTTAAGTTTTAACATGTGGTTGAACTGCCTTGTACCTTTGGTGGGGTTTAAACGGCAACCCACGCTGACCCATTGTAGACAACGAGTTTGGTGACGCCTGAGCCGATGGGCTCCCAAGGTGCGATAGCAAAGCGAACCATCCCTTTTCTTGGGTTAGTGGGCTCTCTGTCGGTTACTTGGATACTAGCATCTGCAATTGATCTTATAGATGCTTCTAGCTCGCGTAGTTCCTCTTGGACGTAGTTTGGGAGAAACTCTGGAGCTAGAGTAGGTGCTTGGCGTCTAGCGTATGTAGACACCAGCATGTTGATTTTGTCTGAGATTGCCATAGTAATAGTTACCTCCGACCTGTGACTGTTATGTCTAGGTCCATACCTGTGAACGAGAAGTCCTTGTCGGCAGTAGCTGTCATTTTGTACGACAGGTAACGACCCGACATTCTAGTATCCACCTTGTAACCATTGAGGCTATCAAAAGTTACTTCAGAACCATAGTTTGGGGTGGCATGGGGTATCTCCGCCGCACCAAAGGTGAACTTAAAGTCCCCATCGGAGCTGTTTGTGGAAATCTGGGGGGTAATCCGAGAAATGACTTTGTAGCCACTTAAAGGTATACCAGACTCATCTAAATCTAAACCCACGCGCTCAAGGAAGAACGGTTGAGATACCGAAGTGTCCAAAGATTGCGCTAGAGTACCTCTTTCAAGTAGGTCAATTCCGTATACTTTACTGTTAGATACGCCACCCCCAGATAATGACACAACAAGAGGTGTCCTAGTGAATGGGCTTTCTTGGTCGTGGTAAGACCCACCAAAGTTAGCGTATGACTGGGTTGCCCCAGAGTATGCAAAGACTGAGTTGACGTTTCCTTCAGTGCCAGAAACTACGTTTGGCATATCTTGGAATGTCCAGATGTCCTCGTTGTAGTTGTAGACAGCCGCTCGGTTACAGGCAGTCCCATCGGGGAACACAGCCATGTCATCGCCAGTGTGGTAGCAGAAATAAAGCTCTTCTAAGATACCGTTGTGTAGAACAAAACACTGGTCTGCCTTGCTGTTGTCGATGCCAGAGAAGATGTAGTCTCGGACACGTCCATCACATATAGACTGGCGGGTGTTGCCATCGGTCACGTAGATGTCATCTCTATCGAAGACATAGTGCTTACCTTCAATCTCTTTAATGCAATTCTGGTTAATTACCCCAGCGTCATCAAACAATTTGCGGAAATTAAAGATAAATGTACCGCCGACAAACTCCATCATCCACACTTGGTCTTGTGAATACACAAGGAAGTTAGAGCCTAAAGTAGCTCCGTCAACTATGGGCGTCTTCATCTGTACGAGGTCGTTGAAACCAGCGGAGTTCGTTAGGTCACTCGCGTCCCAAGTAGATGGGATGCTGTTAGCCAACACTGGGTCACTAAATCGGACACGGTTAGGGAAAGCAGTGCTGCCTTCGACTGTACCAAGGGCAAGCAAAAAGTCACCGTATGATCTCATGGATGTCGCTCTTAAATTAGAAGGCCAGTTGGTCAGTGCAGTGAAGTTGTTTGCGCTGGGCGTCCTGTGTACTGGAATTGTGTCAAGCCTGTTGACGTACTGTACGTCTGCAAGGATTGTTGCCGTCACTGGGTTTGCTGAGGCACTTAGGGAGCTGTTGAACTTCTGAGACAAAGAACCGTTAGTCATCTCAAAGATGTCAAAGGTGTTATCTACCACCAGAACAGTATCAAACCCAGACTGCGCGGCAATGCCGAACGTGAACTTAGGTGTTATGGACAGGTTTCCTGAGATGCTTCTAAAGATAGGGCCTCGGGTTACTTTGCCCTCGTGAAAGCGGATGTTCTTGGCTCGTGTGTAAGCGTTGATGGGAAGGCTGTATGGGTCAATGTCTGTAATGACACCTACAGTTCCCAGCCCACGGATTGGGAGGTTTGGCATGGGCTATAGGTTCCTTATGTTAAGATGGTGGTGCGTAGACAATTACGTTGAAGTTTTCATCAGATGTGCCACCGCTAGATATTACTCTTGTGTCAACCTTGAAACTTGATGTGCCTTGCGTGTTTACAGACTGTGTTCTTGAAATATCACCAGACGCACACTGGCAGAAAACCATGTAGTCAACAGTGCTTCTAGTGTCTGTAAATGTAAACGTATAGTTACCTTGGCTAGTCCTAACCATACCTGAAAACCCTGAGTTAAACGTTGTACCTAAAGTGCTGGTTGTGGCGTTGCTTACTCTAGCATATGCAATTATTTCTAAGGTTAGGGTAGGCGATGGGACGACTACTGAAGTCACACCAGTTACGTGTCCGTAGGTATCTAAAGTGACATCTTGTATAAAGGTACTGCCACTGTTGTTTACAGATGCCTGACTAGAAGTGTCCGCGTGAGTGACAGTGGGGGCCCCAGACGTACCACCTCCAGCT